CACGGTCAGATTGTCCGGTAAGGCATCGACATCACTAACATCTTCCAGATTCAGATTGTGGGTGACGGTAATATTCCCGTTATCTGAAACAGTATGCTGAATATCGTTTTTAGCGAGGTGTTTAATTAAGTCGAACATTGCTGATCCTTAAATTTTGTGTGTAGAAGTCCTGTCGCTTTAATAGCCGACCATTCGGTTAAATTCGGTTTTCTGACGTTCCCGCTAATGGGTTGCAGGTTTGCCGTGTTGGTTGAGGTAAACCTCGATCTCGTCGTTGGTTGTCCGCAGGCGTTCGAAGAGAGTAAACAGGTACAACCCTTTTCCTACGTTTGCAGATGCGCGGTATGTGCGCCCCTGGTACTTAACCAGCATTCCCGGTACAACGCTGGTTCTTGGTAATGTTGTTGTGCCGTAATTAGTCATCTCATCCTCGTGCCTTATCGCCGGCCAGCGGAACGTTTTAAACCTGACAACGATGCGCTTGTTGTCGATGTAGATAACATTACAAGCAAATTTTGCTACTTACAAGTAAAAATACAAGAAAATGTTGTTTTTAAGGGCGCAAGAAAACCGCCTAAGTAGGCGGTTATGTTCTAACGTATTGAAATTATTCTCTTATATTTTTGATGATACTGAGGACATCATCCTTCAGAAGGTCAAGCTCTTGTAGAGTGGCTTTGGCATGGACAATGAGGCGGTTTTTCTCTGCTTCTGGCATCTGGTTGAAAAGAGCCAAAAGAGCCTTTTCTTTGTCATCCAGCATATCCCGGCTGCTTGAGGTTGGAATTTCAGATAAAGAATTACTCGGTTCATTTGCATCAAGTGGCATGAAAAACCAATGTTCAGGTTTCCCTGTAACGGCTGCGAGTCTTTTCAGCCTCTCGCCGCGAGGGGTTGTATCGCCTTTAGCCCATTGCTGAACCGCCTGTGGAGAGACCATAACCCTCCTGGCAATCTCAGATAAGTTCCAACCCGTTTGATCCTGAATGAGCTGGAGCCTACGAACAAAATTTTCATGCTGTTCTGTTTTCATATTCATCATTTTACAAGTCCAGCTTGTATAAGACATTGCAAGATTTACACAAGAAAAACTTGTTTAAATGTTTTCCTTGTTGTAATGTTTTCTTGTATTTAACAAGGGGACGCTATGAACGCTGATTTAAAATCTTTCATTTGCTCAATTATGAGCCAAACAGAATTGGCAAAACGCCTTGGAACAACTCCGCAGTCTGTAAGCCTTTGGTTGAATAGTGAAGCACCAGCTCATCGTGTTATTCCGATTTGTGAGGCACTTAACTGGAAAGTCACTCCACACCAAATGCGAAAGGATATTTACCCAAACCCCACCGACGGGTTGCCGGACCAACAGGATTAAACCGCACGCCAATTCATACAGAGGATATTGACCCATGGAGAACGCAATTGCACGAAAGTTAGACCCACCAGAAATCAACCCGGTTGAGATAGAGAGCGTCCTGCTCAACCGGCTTGCATCAGTAGGGCAGAAATCATACGCCGAGCATATGGGCATCAGCGAGTCGACAGTCAGCAGGCGTAAAGCTGAGGGATATTTCTGCAACATGGCGAAAGAGCTGGCTTTTCTTGGGATTCAGGCCGCGCCACCTGAGGCGGTACTGGTATCCAGAAACTATCTCACAGCTGTAGAGATTCTCGCTGATGCCGGGCTAAAGGCTGAACGAGCCAGGCCGGATGCGCTGGGGTGGGACTGAAAATGACAGCAACCAAAAAGGCGAAAGCCGCGGTGAGGGGTCACCAACGGCTTTCTGGTGGAATTAACTGGATCAATTCACAGGAGTAATTATGGCAACTCATTCAGAAAAAGCAAATTTATACCCTACGCATAAATGCTCATTTTGCGGAAAGACGAATGTTGAAGTTGCTGGCGTTCTTGTCGTCGGGCCTGGTGTTTCTATCTGCCAGAAATGGGTCTTTCAGTGCGTCGATATTGTCTTTAAATACGCAGAAAAGACGAACGCTCCAACGCATTAAATTCAGGGGTATCTATGCAAAGTTCACCATGTGGCTTAAGGCTTCTCTCCAGTAGCGCATTCGTATGCCTTAGTGAGGGCGTCGATCAGGCGGGGAACTTCCCCTACGTGCATTTCAATTTCTCGGCAGATATCCAATTCTTCCGAATTAACACCAGGGCAGTGATTGATAGAAATTGTAAGCGAATTGTCATGCTCATCGTATCTGACAGAAATTTCAGGTCTGTGCGGTGTTGCTATGAATTTGTTCATTTTAACTCCATGGTCTGTAGGTATTTTATGGCTGCTTTACCTTACATGCAATTGTACATAGCTGATTATCTGGCAGATACCATGCATCTGTCTACAGAGGAGCATGGGGCTTATTTGCTGTTGATGTTTAACTACTGGCAAACGGGGAGAGCTATTCCGAAAAGTCGTTTAGCAAAAATTGCACGACTTGATAACGAGCGTTGGATTTCCGTTGAAGAGTCGTTAAGTGAGTTTTTTATCGACAATGGTGAAGAATGGATACATGAACGTATTGAACAGGATTTGGCATCTGTTCATGCGAAGCTGGAACAACGTTCTGCCGCAGGAAAGGCCTCAGTAGCAAAGAGAAAAGCCAATAAAACAACGAAAGTTGAACGAGAAAGCAACGTGTGTTCAACGCTCGTTGAAAGTTCGTTAGAGCGGAATGCTAACGGAAACTCAACTAATAAAGATAAGAATAAGAATAAGAATAAAGATCTAAAAGAATTAAAAGATCCCCCTAAATCCCCCACGGGGGGAGATAGAAATAATTTTAATCCGCTTTCGATTGAATTACCGGAATGGCTATCCCCGACTCTTTGGGCGGAGTGGGTGGGTTATCGCAAACAACTTGGTAAGCCAATTAAAACCCTGCAAGGGGCCAACGGCTCGATTAATAAACTCGCAGCATACAGGACGCAGGGGCATAGCCCTGAGTTCGTGGTGAAACTGACCATGGAAAATGAGTGGAGGGGGCTACTTGTTCCTGAGGGAACTGCGAGCAAAAAGCGTCGTGACGTAAACGAAATATCTCAACCTGATAATTCGATCCCTAATGGGTTCAGGGGGTAACGATGAAAAACGTAATCGGTACTGGCAGTGCGCTTGATCGCCTGAAAAGAATTATCCCAGCCAGTGTGCAGCCGAAATTCTCGACTGCTGATGAGTGGCGGGCATGGCAGGAAGCAGAAGGGCGTAAACGCAGTGAAGAGCTTGACGGGTTAAACCAGAAATCCCGCACCGAGAAGATTTTCGGGCGATCTGGCATTCAGGAGCTCCATCGTAGTTGTACGTTTGCCAACTACGAAGTAAGCGGGGAGGGGCAGCGAAAAGCGTACACGATGGCAAAAAGTTATGCCCAGAACTTCGGCAGCGGATTTGCGAGCTTTGTGTTCAGCGGTGGTCCGGGAACCGGGAAAAACCATCTTGCGGCGGCAATCGGAAATCATCTGCTGGCCGGCGGTCATAGCGTTCTGGTGGTAACCATTCCTGACCTGATGCTCAGGGTTCGCGAGTGCTACGACGGTGGGCAATCAGAAGCGTCCCTGCTTGATGACCTTTGCAAAGTTGACCTGCTGGTACTGGATGAAGTCGGTATTCAGCGCGGGAGCAGTGGTGAGAAGGTCATTCTCAATCAGGTTATCGATCGCCGTCTCTCATCGATGCGACCTGTTGGCGTTCTGACGAATCTTAACCACGAGGGGCTGTTGGATTCACTGGGCGCGAGGGTTATCGATCGCCTCCAGATGGACGGAGGGATGTGGGTGAATTTTGACTGGGGAAGCTACCGGAAAAACGTTAGCCACCTCCGGATCGTGAAATAAGGGGTTAAAAATGGCCCGACCAAAAACACACAGAGAGCGGATGATTATTCTTGAGCGGATTATCGGTCTGGTGAAAGAGCAGGGGCGCATCACGACGAACGACGTCGTTGCGATTTTCGGCGTGCACCGAACCACGGCGGAGAAATATCTGCAGATCGCGTTAGTGCGCGGAGGTTTCATCCGCCACGGGCGGTGCGGCGTTTTTCGTGACCAGCGGGCAGTAATTGATTATGACCTGAAGCGTTATAGCTGCAACAAGACAACCGGATTTTCAGCGCTACCGGCACTGGAGAAAAGCCCGGTAATGCAGGTTTATGGAGCATCCAAAATGAGCATCAACAAGGGGGGAGCCCAATGAGCAACTTCAAAGGTCCGCTTATCAGCAGTCAGCGCTACCTCGACAAGGCAAAGGTAAACGACAGAGCGGCAAGATTTAAGCGTTTTATCGTATCTGTTTACCCGATAGTTCTGCGTGGGCAGCAATACACCATCCTGATGGATGGCCACCACAACTACGCGGCGGCAAAACTGGCTGGCATAGAACCTGATTACCGACCAGTCACCAAAAAGGTGCAGCGCATTCTCGGTGAGATGTCAGGGCGCGAGCGCGAGGCATTCTTCATCAACAACATTACAGACAGCAACTACTACTTCGTTGAAACAGGCGAAGTGGTTCATGAGTTGGTTATGCCTGATACGTCCTGCAAATTCCAGGCGCACGCAGGTAATCAGTGGATTTTGGGAGGTACAGCATGACAATCGACAAACAGGCGCTGCGTGAAGCGGCGGAGAAGGCAGGGAAAGATAAGTGGCAGGCTAAGAAAATAAATGGCGACTTCTATGTCATTCGCAGCGGTAGTTACATAAAGCAATGCGGCATCACATCGTATCAACCTATAGCGGAGATTGATCATAAGCCAGTCAGGGACTTTGTTGCCATGGTCAACCCGGCAACCACGCTGGCACTGCTGGATGAGAATCTTCAACTCCAGCGGGAAAAAGACGCAACAGAGGCCGTGGCACTTGCGCTGCGTGATGATATGCGACAGGCGCGGGAGCAACTGGAAGCCGCAGAGAAGCGGATCGCTGAACAGCGTGAGTATTACGAAGGTGTTATCTCGGATGGAAGTAAGCGCATAGCAGAACTGGAGAAAGGTCACCAAGAGGCCGCTAAGCAAATCAATTCCTGGCGTAGTCTGGCGAAGCAAAATATCGCTGAGCGTGGAAAGGATATTTCTGAGCTGGAGGCTGCCCGCCAGCGCATAGCAGAACTGGAGAGAACCGAAATTCGAGAAGACGGAAATCAGTTTCTCGTCGTTCGGCATCCGGGAAAACTCCCCGTCATTAAGCACTGCGTCGGTGAGCTTGAAGATTTTCTACGCCAGTTAATTGAGCGGGACAGCTTAGTAACGATCGACATCATCACGCACAGATATTACGGCGTTGGCGGTCAGTGGGTACAGGATGCAGGCGAATATCTGCAAATGATGCAAGGCGCTGGCATTGGCGTGAAGCAGCAGGAAGATAGCGTCGATTCTGATGTAGGTAGCAGGAATCAGCCTGGTATGGTTGTTGCGGTTCATATCGGCGCAGGTGACTTTGTGAAAGTCAAAGGACAGGTGTTTGAGGTCGAGGAAACCGACTTTGACGACCACGACGTTACATTATGGTTTGTGGGTGGCAACGCATTGAAATGTGCCGCTGGTTGTCAGGTTGAGGTGGTATCTGCGCCGGTTGCCGCTGGCATCAAGGTTAAGGGGGAGTGAGATGGCTACCTTGACGAAACAGGAAAAGGCCTGGGTAAGGAAACTCAATAAGCTACTGGCGGAGTGTCCCTCAAATCGGATCGCGTTTGCGACGATTGGCGATTGTGAGGTGACGCTGTTTGATGTGACGCGTTACGGGGATATCTGCGACCTGGTAGATAACGAGCATGATGAATTTATCCCCGCCGCTATGCGCATCGGCGCAGCATTTAATGAGTGCCTGACATTCCCTAACCAAGTTGAAAGCACGGCCGGCTGAGGACTAACCCATGACCACTATTACCAGAGAACAGCTACACGAACGCGCACGCCGGAAAGTGAAAGAATTGGAATTTGCCATTACGCAGAGTGCATTTACGTCTATTCGTGATGGTCTGAACGATGAATTAGAGCTGGCGCGTATCGCGCTGGCATCGCTGGAAGAAAATGAATTTATCCCTAAAAATCTTGATAAGGCGTTAGGGGTTGTTGGCGTAGCGTTACCTGAATCAAAGGAAGAGTTTAATTTCCAGACGGAGTGCTGGATACAACGACTAATTGACCGGGTTATTCGTTATGCCGACGAATTCAAAGAGCAGCCAGTGCCGGTAGTACCGGAAGAAAAACCAATGCCTAACTCTCTTAGCATGTATGCGGTTGATGCTGTTGCAGCTATTGCAGAGGTGAGAGGCTGGAACGCCTGCCGCTCCGCCATGCTCAATGGAGGTAAATCGTGAAAGAGAATCAAATCCGGGAACTGGTAAACGATCTGCGTGATATTGCTGTTGAGTATCACGGCACACAGCAGTTACGTGAACGAATTGCACGCATAGTTCGCGCTGCCCTGCTTCAGGGTAGCCAACCTGTAAGTAATCATGATGAGTTGCCATACGCGCAGGTTAAGGCAGTCGCTGACCTGTACGCCCTGTGCTGGCAGTCGGGAGAAGTAGTTACTTATACGCCTGACCCAGAAAAGGCGACCATCTGGCTAAATAACTACTCGGGAACTTGCGTTCAGGAATACGTGAAGCTTGAACGACTGCAAGAAGCGCTGGCTGGCAACTATCCGGTAACTCCGGATGGTTGGATAAGCTGTAGTGAGCGGATGCCAGAAGACGAGCAAGAAGTAATTGTTCATAACAAGTTGGGATATCGTTATGTTTCATATTTTGATGAGCATTCTGGACTATTTTTTGACATGCGAGGCGGCAATCAGATGAACTGCATTGAGCATATCTTGGTTACGCACTGGATGCCGCTGCCAGCAGCACCAGAACCAGAGCAGAGCTAATGTCCCGTATCTACATGCCGGTCCTGTGATCGGCATTAGTGAAAAATCAAAAAATACGAATCAGTGATTTGTAATCAACATTTCTTAGGTTTGTAGATATGCGAATAATAACCAGGAAGAAACCTGCGTTCACTGACCTGTACCAGACTGGTGTTCTGACGCGTATAGCAGCCGTTAAGACTGACAGTGGCGGCTGGCGCCTGTTTGGAGTGTGGCGTGATCAGGATATCGCTGTATTTGTGGAAGCGGCGCGCGGCGGCATCCGGGAATGGTCCGGCTTAAATTATCTGGCTGAGTTTGTGTTCAGTTGTGGCATTAGTCTCTGGGAGGTTCACAACAAGACGGACCGGAAAACTCCGGCATGAAGTGTTGCGTCATAACCCGCTGCGGCGGGTTTTTCGCCTAAAATCTGATATGAAACAACATGCTAGCTTTTGCAAAAAGTGCTATTCACCTCTTGAATATTCTTTCTAACAGGTATACTGTGTTTATATACAGTAGTTAAATGTAGAGGGAATTATGAGAATTGAACTTGTTATCAGCCGGACAAAACAGCTTCCGGAAGGTGCCGTTCCTGCGCTTGAAAAAGAATTAATTACCCGTCTCCAGAATCAGTATGAAAACTGCAACTTAACCATCCGTCGAGGCAGTCAGGATGGTCTGAGTATCGTCGGTGCTGCTGATGGCGATAAAAAACGTATACAGAGCATTCTGCAGGAAACGTGGGAAAGCGCTGACGACTGGTTTTATTAACATTGCGCTTAATGCTGGCGCGCATTTTTCAGAATACCGCAATTTGCGTATCCCTTTGATGCTGCTGCCGACAATTTCTAATCGCGTCTGTATGTCGCTCAGGGGGATTCCGTGGAGGGTGTAGTTCAGTCAGATCTGCGAGTGACCATAACCGATGGGAAAGGAAGGGAGTTGCTGTCCTTCAAGTTGGGGACGGAAGAGCGCTATATAATTTCCACCAAAGATAGCTCCATAACTCACAGAAAACTAAGCAGGGATGATCGTTACTGGTCTAAAGAAACCATTATGGAAGTTGTAAGGGAAATGGCTTCTAAAAATTGACTTGTCACTACGTACGCAATCATAATTATTGAGCTGGCCTGAACAACCAGCAACCTGACCGCGATGCGCCACGGAGTGAACACCATGGCGCAGTTACAACTCATTAAGCAGTCCTCAGGGATCCTGATCCCGGCTACGCCGGAGACCAGCGATTTGCTGCAATCAAAAATCAAGCTCGGCGCCGTGCTGGTGGCCGACTTCAAACAGGTACGCAATCCTGCGTTTCATCGCCGCTTCTTCGCTCTGCTGAATCTGGGCTTCGAATACTGGGAACCCACCGGCGGCGCCATTTCTGCCAATGAGCGCAAACTGGTAAACGGTTATGCAAAGTTTCTCGCTGCATATGGCGGGAATGAAAGCGCATTACTGGATGCGGCTGAACAGTATCTGGAACAGATTGCAAACCGCCGGGTAACAAACGGGATTAGCCTGTGTAAATCATTCGATGCCTACCGCGCATGGGTGACGGTTGAGGCTGGTCACTATGACGCCATCCAGCTACCGGACGGCACCCTTCGCAAACATCCCCGCAGCATCGCTTTTTCCAGTATGGATGAGGTCGAATTTCAGCAGTTGTATAAATCTGCGCTTGATGTTCTCTGGCGCTGGATTTTATCACGTACATTCCGTACTCAGCGCGAGGCCGAGAACGCCGCCGCCCAGCTCATGAGCTTTGCGGGGTGATGGCGATGAAATACTCCTGGTTCCATCATCACGACTGTACAACCGAGCAGGCCGACACTCTGATATCGGATTATCAGAATCGGGGCATAAGGACAGAAAAGAGCCTGAACCCTGACTTCATTACCTGGACTGTCAGCGCGAAATTACCTGAATATGCACGCCGGGTGCGGACGCCAAAATCCTTACGCCAAAAGGTCTGGGGGTGAACATGGCTAAATTACCGCGCCGTAAGTGCAAAGTTTGCCGGGAATGGTTTCATCCTGCTTACAGCAACGTTGTCTGGTGCTGTCCTGAACATGGCGCTATCTATGCTCTGGAACTGCGTGCCAAAGCAAAGATTAAAGCCGCAGCCAGGCGTATCAAAGAGAAACACCAGGCGGATAAAGCCGAACGCCAGCGCCGCCAGGCTAAGCGTGAGTCGTTCAAAACTAAAGCTCAGTGGGATAAAGAGGCGCAGGCCGCCTTTAACCGTTACATCAGGATACGGGATGAAGGTAAACCCTGCATTAGCTGCGATGCGCCGCTGGTTGGTAAAAGCAACTTCCTGACCGGAAGCGCCATCGATGCAAGCCATTACCGCTCGCGCGGTGCCGCCTCACATCTCAAATTCAACGTATTCAACGTTCATTCGGCCTGCACGCGCTGCAACCGGCAGTTAAGCGGTAATGCGGTCGAATACCGAATCCGCCTCATCAGGCGTATAGGCCTCGAAAGGGTGGAGCGTCTTGAATCAGACAATGCGCCACGCCGTTTCGATATCCCGTACCTGAAACGCATCAAATTCATATTCACCCGCAAAGCCCGGGCGCTGGAGAAGCGCCGCGCACGTCGACAGGATAATGCAGCATGAAACCAGAACTGATCGACATACTCCGCATGCGCTGGTTGCGTCTCCGAATTTATCGATACCGGGGATCTTTTCCGGTGGCATACCGCATTCTTCGTAATTACGTCCGCATTGAAGCAAAACGGGAGCAGCGAAATGAAGCTTGAGTCCTTACCGAAATATTTTTCACCTAAATCCATGATGCCCGGCGCAGTACCATGCGGAATAGCGTCTGATACGCTGACTATTACTGACGTAATGGCATCCCTCGGGCTACTTACTGCAAAAGCCGCAGTGGGTATTGAATTGTATCTGGCAAAAGCCGGAGTTTTATCTTCTGAAAATATCATCGCCTACATCAGGCAATTAGCAGAGCAGCGTGCAGAACGGCATGGAGCATTACGGAAAATGGAAGAGAGTAAGCGCTCAAAATTTCTCGACACTATGGCGCGTTATGTATTTCGCGATTATTCCCTCAGTGCGGCCAGCCTGGTGACGTGCAGTAGCTGTCATGGTGCTAAATTAATTGATGCTGAGATTTTCACGAATAAGGTTACTTACCCGGATGGTAAGCCACCGAAATGGGTAAAAGATACGAAAGGTATTTCTCCGTCAGACTGGGAGGTGTGGAAATCAGTACGTGAACAGGTGCGCGTAGTGTGTAAGGCGTGTGATGGCAAAGGCCATGTGAAAAATGAATGTCGTTGCCGGGGGCGCGGAGAAATTCTCGATAAGAAAAAATCTGAGTCGCAGGGCGTGCCGGTTTATAAAAAATGCCCAAGATGCAAGGGAAGAGGCTACCCACGTCTCAAAGATACCGAGATTTTTAAAGCACTAGGAGTAACGGAAATGGTATGGCGGTACAACTATAAACTGTTTTTCGATCGGCTGGTGGAGCATTGCCATATTGAGGAATCGTATGCAGAAAAGGTTCTGGGAAACGTGACTCGATGACCAAAATAATTTAGCTATTGCAAAATTAACTGAAAATGGCTAACCTGATTCTAACGATGGGTTATTACGCCTGTTACGTTACAAGAATTAAAAACCTCGCCTCGGCGGGGTTTTCTTTTATGGATTCCCGACGCCAATAAGACAAAGTGCGGGGAGTGATGCGGAGTCTACATGTTCCAGCCGACCGCAAAGCTCACACAGGCAGGACCACAATCTGATACCGCGATAGCTTTTGCTGATCGCGCCGGAGCGGTAACCGGCAACAATTTAAGCCTCGGTGATTACCGGGGCTTTTCTGTTTGTGCCGTCCGGAATAATCCCTCTGAGTTTTGTCGCTAATCCACCGGGCGGCCTTCTTACTTCACACAGCGCCCCGATTACGGAGGTGCGGATATGCAACGTATGAACCCAACCGATGGACATAACATGCCGTACTGGTGGTCAGGGCTGCTTGGTTTTTTTTCTGTTCTGAGTTTGCAAGATTATGTATTTATCCTTGGCGCTCTGATCTCGGCCTATTTCACCATTAAGACCTACTACGCGAAGCGGAAAGAAGAACGTGAACGGCTTGATGAAGAAAAAAAAAGAACGCAGTTATTGGCTAAGTATCTTGCTGATGTGGCCGTTAAACCAGGTCGAGATCGCCCAGCGGCGGCTGAGGTCGTAACAGAGGCAATGAAACGCATCTCTGGTGAGGTGGCAAAATAACTATGGCCTCGACAAAAACAAAGTTAAGTGCTGCCGTTCTGGGGCTGGTGCTTGCCGGTGCGTCTGCGTCAGTGATTCTCGACCAGTTTCTGGACGAAAAAGAAGGCAACCACACCACGGCATACCGAGATGGCTCCGGCATATGGACCATCTGTCGCGGTGCCACAAAGGTGGACGGTAAACCCGTTGTTCGGGGCATGACGCTGTCAAAGGCGAAATGCGACCAGGTTAACGCTATTGAACGTGACAGGGCGCTGGCGTGGGTGGAGCGCAATATTAAAGTGCCGCTGACGGAACCACAGAAAGCAGGTATTGCTTCTTTCTGCCCTTACAACATCGGCCCAGGAAAATGTTTCCCGTCTACGTTCTATAAGCGAATTAATGCTGGCGACCGTAAAGGAGCCTGTGAAGCTATTCGCTGGTGGATTAAAGACGGTGGCCGCGATTGTCGTCTGACCAAAGGCCAGAAAAATGGGTGCTATGGTCAGGTAGAGCGACGAGACCAGGAAAGCGCATTGACGTGCTGGGGGATAGACCAGTGAAGGCTTACTGGAAGTCATTAGCAGAAATACTGCTGGTGGCTTTTTTGTTATGCGCGGCAGCGTACTGGTGTTATTCACGCGGGTATCAGGAGGCAGATTCATCCTGGAAATTCCAGTGGGCGCAACGAGACCTTACTGATGCGACCGCTGCATTGCAGCGTGAAGTAACCGAAAGAGCGAAAGAACAGTGTCGCCAGCACGCCGCAGATGAAGAACGGAAAAGAGCCGATGAAGAACTGGCAAAAATACAGGGCGATGCTGATGCTGCTGAGCGTGCTCGTGGTGGGCTGCAACAGCAGCTCGCAGCAGTACAACGGCAGCTCGCAGGAAGTGAAACCGGCAGGCTTTCCGCTCTTGCCGCAGCAGGCCAGGCAAAAGCCGAGACCGGAATACTGCTCGCCCAGTTGCTTGGCGAAGCTGACGAGCTGGCGGGAAAGTTCGCAAAAGAGGCTGATGAGCGTTATGCCGCCGGAAGCACATGCGAACGCACCTACGACAAAGTAACGGGGAATAGTAATGGAAATTAAGTTGATTAAATACTGGAAGGTTGAATTATTTGAGGAACCAAAGGTTACTGCTTCTGTAATCAATGGAATTCTCCCCATTGAAGAAAGGAGCCCATTTTTAACAGGGTACTCAAACACCCAGTTCGACCTGCGAAAAGCTGTGATTAATGGGGAAGAGTTTATCACCCTGTGTTGTGATCCTGGTTCACTTCAAACTCGTTCCGTTCGCATCAGCCGAATCCATGAATTTAAATGTACGCCGGTTTATGAGAACGACGACGCTTTTCAGGAAGCAGCTAAACCGCTGATTAAATGGCTGGCTGAAAATGTTCATCCACATCACCAGGCTATTGTGACCAGCACGCATGCTGAGTTACTGGAAAGTCAGTATGTGGTGAAAACAGAAGAATTCCTGAAGGACTAGGCATTACAGCAGGTATTCCCTGAGTGTCTGCGATAATGACAAACAGGCAGGTGATCAGATATGGCAAAACCGGACTGGGGAGCACTGCAACACCAGTTCCTCGCCGAGCATGCTAAATCCGGTATTTCCCCCAAAGACTGGTGTGAAGCGCAGGGACTGAATTACGCTACTGCCCGCCGTTACATCAAGAAACCGACTGCGCAAAGTGCGCAACAAAATGCGCAGAAAAAAATGCGCACTGCGCAGGCAAAAAAAAGCGCAGAAAGACTTCTTAATAGTGAACTCACTCCCCAACAGAAACGCTTTGTCGCTGAATACCTCATAGACCAGAACGCAACAGCCGCAGCCGAACGCGCTGGTTACAGTGACGCAAGTTACGGAAGACAGCTCCTCACAGTACCTCACGTTGCGCAGGCAATTGCGCAGCAGCAAAGAGATTCACTTGTGCGCACTTTGGCGAGTGCAGATGAAGTACTCGAAAAGATGTGGCAACTCGCCACATTCGATGCTAACGAAATTTCTCAATACCGCCGGGGATGTTGTCGTTACTGCTGGGGATTTGGCTATCACTATCAGTGGCGTGATGTAGTCGAGTTCACTGAGCAAAAGGAAAAAGTCGCAGGAAAAGAGGGTGCAAAAGAACCGGACGATGCTGGCGGATACGGCTACAACCACAACCGCGAGCCTAACCCTGACTGTCCCCGATGCAATGGTGATGGAGTAGGACGACCTCATTTTGCTGACACAACCAAACTATCCTCAATAGCCCGCCTGGCATACTCCGGTACCAAGCTGGTTAAAGGAGGGATTGAGATATCTACCATCAGCCGCGAAAAAATGTTTGAAGCGATTATGCGGCGTCTGGGTCTGACTGAATCCGAACTGGCGCAACGGCTGCTGGATCTGGAAATCCGAAAACGCACCGCCGAAGCCGAACGTCTGGAACAGGAAGTTGAGCTTAAGCGTAAAGGCAAGGGCAAAGACGACGAGCCGACAGTGGTCATTAAACTGGTGAATTCCCCTGATGGCGACTGAACATGTTATTGAGTTTCTGCCGTTCCATGCGGGGCAGAAGAAAATTTACCGTTCTCCGGCAAAGCGCAAAGTCATCCGAGCCGGGCGCCGCTTCGGTAAAACCACGATGCTGGAACAGGCTGGTGGAAACTGGGCTGCTCGCCAGATGCGCGTAGGCTGGTTTGCTCCGTCTTATAAAATCCTGTTGCCGTCGTTTAAGACCATCCGTGACCTGTTAAAGCCGATCACGATTAGTTCCAGTAAGACCGATTCGATTATTGAACTGATTGGCGGCGGTCTGGTTGAGTTCTGGACGCTGGATAATCCCGATGCCGGGCGCTCCCGAAAGTATCACAAAGTCATTATTGATGAGGGCAGTCTCGTCAAAAAGGGCATGAGGGATATCTGGGAACAGGCCATTGAGCCGACGCTGCTCGACTTTGACGGCGATGCGGTGATGGCCGGTACGCCGAAAGGCGTTGATGACGAAAATTTTTTCTATCAGGCCTGTAATGATAAATCGATGGGCTGGGAGGAACATCATGCGCCGACTGCGGCTAACCCGACAATTAATCCGGCGGCGCTGGCCCGAATTATCGACGGTCGCCCTCCGCTGGTGGTTCAGCAGGAATACAACGCTGAATTCGTGGACTGGCGCGGGCAGAACTTTTTCAAGCTCGACTGGTTGCTGGAGAACGGCGCGCCTGTTGATTATCCGTTTTCCTGCGATACGGTTTATGGTGTTGTTGACTGTGCGCAAAAGGGAAAACTCCAGAACGACGGATCCGCGTGTATCTGGTTTGCGCTGGATAACCTGCCGTCGCCACACCTTATCATTCTGGACTGGGACATTATCCAGATTGACGGGTATTTCCTGAAAGACGTTGTGCCTCAGTGGGAAGGTAAGGCTAAACACCTTAGCGAAATCTGCCGCGCCCGTATGGGGACGACAGGCCTGTTTATCGAGGATAAGGCAACCGGCATCACCCTGTTACAGCAGGGGGCCAATGAGGGCTGGAACGTTCTCCCGATAGACAGTGATTTAACGTCACTTCCCAAAGAATCCCGCGCCATCAACATTTCTGGCTATGTGGCGTCCGGGAAGGTACGCATTTCTAAATACGCCTTTGACAAAATCGTTGAGTACAAGCAGTCGAAGAAAAACCATCTTCTGACGCAGGTACTCCAGTTCATCATCGGTGAAGAAAACCAGGACGACGATCTGTTTGACTGCTTTAACTACGGCGTCGCGCTTGGTCTTGGTAACGGAGAGGGGTTCTGATGCAGGACGACGACGATATTTGCATGGGCAGCAATGCTGGCGTCCTCAGCAAGATTCTGGAGGGCGGGAGCATTGAACCCGGTGCGCAGGCGGGTTATGAGCTCTGCAAGCTGATTTATTTGTTTCATCCGCTGGGCGGAAAGATGGTCGACCGCCCGATAAAACTGGCGATGTCAGAACCGCGAACCGTGCATGTGACGCGCGGCCCTGAAAAGCGGTTGCGGGAGGCGTTCGAGCGCGAGTGGAAAGCCATAAAAGCCGATCGCATCATTGCCAATACAGCGCGTCAGTCCCGAATTTACGGTGTTGGCGCTGTGGTGATGCTTGTCGACGGAGAGCCAACGAACGAAGCTGCTGAGTTTGAGTCGCTGTATAAAAAGTCCATCACTTTTAACGTGCTGGACCCGATGAATACTGCTGGCTCAATTGTGATGAATCAGGATCCAAATTCCACTGACTTTCAAAAGGTCGGGAATGTAACAGTAGCCAGTAAGCCATATCACCATAGCCGGTGCTGTGTGATGATGAACGAGGATCCGATTTATCTGGCCTACACGCCGTCATCCTTCGGCTTTGCCGGGCGCAGCGTTTATCAGCGTGCGCTGTATCCGCTGAAATCATTTATTCAGTCCATGCGCGCTGACGACATGGTGACGATTAAAGCCGGGTTGCTGGTGGCGTTCATCAAACAGGCCAGCTCTATCGTCAATAACATGATGCAGAAAATGTCCGGCATTAAGCGCTGGATGCTGAAACGCGGTGGCAATGGTGATGTATTGCAGGTGGGGGAACACGACAAAATTGAATCTCTCGACATGCAGAACCTGGAAAAACCGCTTGATACCGCCCGTAATCACATTCTGGCGAATATCGCGACGGCGGCAGACATGCCCGCGATTCTGCTCAACAGTGAGACGTTTACGCGCGGATTTGGCGAAGGTACAGAGGATGCAAAAGCAGTCGCCCAGTATATCGACGATGTGCGCAAGGATTTACAGCCGCTTTATGATTTTTTCGTTCGCATCGTTCAGTACCGGGCGTGGTCGCCTGAGTTTTTCGAGGCGCTGAAAAACGATTTGCCGGAATACAAAAGCATCAGTTGGGAGGCGGCTTTCAGTTCCTGGGTGAACAACTTTGATTACGTCTGGCCGTCATCGCTGAAAGAGCCTGAAAGCGAAAAAGTTAAAGTCGATGAAACACGCTTTAAGGCGATTACTGAGATGTTGACTGTGCTGTTGCCACAACTCACCAAAGACCCGCAAAACAGGGCGACACTCATTAAATGGGCCTGTGAGAACGCCAATATGAACGAAAACCTGTTTGCGGATCGTCTGGAGCTGGATTACGAGCAGCTTGAACAAAATCCGCCGGATGCAACCCCGACTGGTGAGGGGAATTTTGATGAACTCCTTTCTGAAAGAGCTGCGTGACGCGATTAAATTCTTTCTGGAGCATGGTTACAGCAGTGAAGAAAGTCTGATTATGTGGACTGAGCGCCTGCGTAATGCCACTGAGGATAAAGTCGGCGGCGATGATTTTTACAGATATGTGTCCCGGCGTCTGACCGCTGCCTACGATCTGGAAGTTGGCCGGGAAAGGGCGCTGAAACGTCACCCCGGCGTCAGCCGTTTCACACTGAATTATCTTGAACCAAAGCTGCGGGCTGAACTGGATCGGCGGATTATGGCATCGGCAGATCTGATAAAGCTGAACCGTACACAGGCTGTTGACCGGACAATTCAGCGTTTCAGTGGCTGGGCGACCAGTATTCCCCCCATCACATCGATAAGTCCAGGTTTATCCGCTTCATCGCGTTCCGGGGTGGTTGCCACAAGCCAGCATATCGCCAAATCAGCTCGACAGATTGATTTCGAACAGCGCCGCGTGATGGTGGATCAGACACATAAGCTGATTGCCAATATCGATAACATCATTGCGACCGATGGCGGGGCGATTGCGGCGGTATGGCACAGCCACTGGCGCCAGCCCAATTATGACTATCGGGAACCACACAAGGATCGCGACCTGAAAACCTATGCGATACGCGGTAACTGGGCGTTGAAGAAGGGTTTTATGAAGGTGGGGCCGGCTGGCTATCTCGATGAAATCACTCAACCGGGTGAAGAGGTATTTTGCCGATGCTACCTGACGTACATCTACAACGTCCGAAGCCTCCCTGATGAAATGAAAACCGAAAAATGGCGGAAATTCATTGAAGGCAACAAGTCAGTCGGTCGTCGTTCTGCAAACTTCGAGACCATAAAAAACGGAGGATAAGTGAAAACCTACGCTGCCGGGATCCTGTTTAAGTCTGGCGGGAAAATATTTCTGGTTAAGCGTGGGGATGATGGTTCGTGGGCGGTACCGGGCGGAAAACTCGAAGAAGGGGAGACGCCTGAAGCCGCGGCAAAGCGTGAAGTGCTGGAAGAATGCGGGTTTGATTATTCCGCACCGCTGACGCCTCATACCCTGATTGATGGCTATGTTACCTACCTCGCTGATGATGCCGAGCAGTTCGACGCGGTACTGAACGATGAAAATCAGGCCTGTGGCTGGTTTTCTCCGGATGAACTGCCGGAGCCGTTGCATCCCGGCATGGTGGCAATGCTTGATGCCGAACCACTCAATGAAAAGGACGTTGCCGGGCTTATTGCTGGCGGGCAACTCACATCCCCGCAGTTTTTCAGAAATATGTACCTGTGGGCGCTGCGTATCACCGGAACGGGTGTTACCTGGCGTTCTAAATTCAGGCAATACGCTTACCGCTCTCCCGAAAACTACCTCACTGATGATTTCCTTGCCCGGTGCTCTGGCCTGCCGGTTATCTGGCTGCACCCGGAGAAAAACACGCTGAACAGCGAGGAGTTCGCCGCGAGGACTATCGGTGCGATTGCGTTTGCCTGGATCCAGGGTGATGAGGTGTGGGGAATGGCCCGCATCTACGACACTGACGCCGCCACGATTCTTTCAACGCGGCAACTGAGTACATCCCCCACGGTGACGGGCGGCGATGACGTTCTGATCAACGTCGACGGTGAACCGCTGCTGCTGGAGGGGAACCCTGTTTTACTGGATCACCTGGCTATTTGTGAGCAGGGCGTCTGGGACAAGTTGGGGGAACCGACGGGAGTTAAATCCGACACACTTTTGAACGAGGTCCAGAAAATGGATGAAGAAAAAGTATTAGCACTTATTAATCAGGCGCTGGACGCTCGCGAAGCCCGCGCAAAGGCCGACGCCGAGGAAAAAGCAAAAGCAGATGCAGAGGCCGCAGAAAAGGCAAAAGCCGATGAAGACGCCGCCCGCCAGAAAGAAGAGGAAGAAAAGGCTAAAGCGGACGCTGAGGAAAAAGCGAAAGCAGATGCGGAGGCAGAAGAAAAAGCCAAAGCGGATGCTGAACTGGAAAAAATCCGCGCCGACATGGAAGAAATGAAAAGCCGCGTGCCGCAGGAGCTCAGCGATGAAGAGCGTAATGAAATTGCTGATACCCAGTGTAAGGCCGACAGCGTGTTTGCTTCATTTGGTGAGCGTGCGCCGCAGCCGATGGCGGGGGAACGCGCTATTCCATATCGCCGCCGTATCATGACCCGCCTGCAAAAATACTCATCTGATTATAAAGAAGTGGATCTGCATTCCATCGCAGACAGCCAGCTCCTGAGTATTGCAGAGAAAAAAATCTATGCCGATGCGCAGGCATCAGCGGCATCCAGTCTGGAGCCCGGCGCCGGGTTGCGTGAAGTCATCCGCACCGACGCCACCGGGCGCCGTATCAGTACCTTTATCGGCGATCCGTCCGCGACATGGGCACCGTTCCAGGCCGTCAGCCGCAAAGTCGCTGGCATCAAACAGTAATCAACCGGAGAACAATAAACATGGCGAGTGCATTGTCAGTTAATCCAATGCAGACCACTAACGCGCGCGGCACGTTCTACGCGAAATCTGATGGTCTTATCCAGGGCGTGGCGCTGGACGATCCGGCGGCACGCTATGCGCTGGCATCCGGTACCCTTGCCAGTGATGAAATAAAACCTTTGTGGGGCGGACTGCCGGTTAACGAACTTGTACCGGGCGCCTCTTCTGCACCACGTGGCAGCATTATCAAACGCGCATCCAGCCTTTCACAACTGGTGGGCTTTTCCGTGTTCAACCAGGCACACAACGGCCTGACCACGCCGCAATCCCCGGTACCGCTTCTCCTCAGCAATATGAGCGTGTCGTTTTATCGCCTGGGCTCAGGAATGCGTGTTCCGGTCAAAGCCTCTGATGCCGTGATCTCTCTGGCCAGCGCGGGGATTTCTGTTAATCAGCCGCTGGTGTGGAATTTTGTGGAGGATTGTCTGGATGTGTTCAGCACTGCGGCGGCTGATGTGGCTACAACCGCTATTACCTGGACTGCGCCTACCGCGAGTCTGGCGGGATTTGCGACCGCGACGACTGCCAGCGCACACGGCCTGAAAGCTGGGGCTTATGTAGCGATTTCTGGCGCAGTTCCGGCGGCGTACAACGGTACTGTCCAGGTACTCAGCGTACCGTCGGCGACAACATTCACTTTTACTCCGGTTTCAGTGCCTTCAGGCAATGCGACCACGCAGGGAACCACAGGCGCGGCAAAAGAGCAGGATGTCGCCCTTCCGGTAAAAATCATCGAAATGCAGATGGGTAACAGCAAAACCGTTTCTTACGATTCGGCGACGGGCTTTGCGACCTGGAACGACAGCGGGAACGCTGCGGTAATTCTGCTGTAATCAGGAGAGGCTAAGAGATGCCAGCTATTACACCCGCTTATCAAATTGTAAATCCGTCGTACATCATGCCGGAAATGATCCTGTCATATCAGCAGGCATCCGGTGCGTTTTCTGTCATGGCAAGCGGTAACCCGCTGGTTCGCCTGGCAGACGGCGACCAGTACGTTTATATGAAACGCCTGGATATTCGCACTCAGGTCACCTCAAGCCAGTCAGGTAACGCCAACCAGTTACCCTCTGTGGCACTGGAGGCGCGAATGGTCAGCACGCCGACATATATGTTCCGTGCCCGCGCCATTTACGATCATCACGATATGGCCGCAGCGGGGAACTGGGGGATTGCGCTTCCGGAAGCCCAGCGACTCGGTACCCGGCAGGCGATTTTTCAGCAAATGCGTAACGCGCTGCTCTATGGAATGAACCCGGCGGGCGGTGAGGGGGTACTGAACACCAACGGTGCGACCACTGTCAGCCTGCCGGCAGACAGCCGCGGGAACACTACCGTACTTACTTACGATCATGGCGAAATGGCGGTATTCCTGCTGGCGCAGATTCAGGCGATCCGCACCCGAACTATGCAAATGGGCCGGGCGTCACGTATGGTTATCCTCGGACCTCAGCGCACGCTGGGTACCATGGAAATGCAGCAGATCGTTCAGTTGACCAGTTACCAGCGTCCGGGCGGTGGTACTTCCACGGTGAAAGGCACCGTTAATGGTGTGGGGGATGATGCTGATTGTGAAATTGAATGGGGTTATGACGATACGCTGATTGGTGCCGGGGCAAACGGAACGGATGCGATCGTCATCGCCATGCCGGAGGTCGAGCGCCCTGAGGTTAACGCGAAAATCAACACCAACGAATTCGCCAGACTGAGTCCGTCACTGGAAGCCACATCACTGATGCTGTGCGACATGGCGGCACCGCGTGAAATTCCCACCCCGATTGCGGGCGGGGCGATCGATGTGCTTTCCGAACTGCGTTCCACCTCTGGCTGGGTACTTCGCCCTGAAGCGCTGACTATCATTTCGATGAAGTACAGCGATTAATTTTCCCTCGCTGATTTCCCTGCGTGCCGGAGGGTGCGCGGGGATTTTTTACCCAGGAGTAAACATGAAACTGTACATCGCCAACACCACCAAACAGCGCCACGATTTCGCCTGGCGCAAGCCGGAGACGGGACGTCTTGTTTATCACCCGATTAATGCAGGCTCTCAGGCCGTTGTCATTGACGGTACCCGCGCCGAAATCGACCTTATTATTCAGCAGCACGCCGATTATGGTCTGATTGATGCGACAAAAATCGACCAGAACCGTATTTATATCGGGTTGTGTTACAGCATTGATAAGCCGGTGTCGTCGAAGGTTATCGAAAAGGCCATGCGGGATAACGATGGTCACCTGAACCGTGCAGCGCACGATCGCCGTCAGGCTTCCGTACTGGCAACAAATAACGCCCTGACTGAGCAGGAAAACGGCTATCTCGGTGAGCTGGAAGTCAGTGCAGAGCAGCGACTGAGCGCCACCGATGACCGTGACGAAACAGCGTTTGTTGATGAAACACTGGCGGTTAACACGGGAACTAAAAAGAAAAAATAAGCGGGGTGTGTCATGCCTGAACTGGCCGGATTTATCCTGTTTATCCGTAATACGATGGGAGTTAATGCCGACGCGTTAGCCGATGACGATCCGGCCGTTAGTCTCTCCTGGTCAATGTCCCTGGACTGGGTGAACCGGCAGATCGCCTGTATCAGCCCGGTTCTGTATTCGCAGGCTGTTTATAACCTCGCGGCCTCCTTTCTGCTTAACTTCGGTCCTGAAGTCGCTTTCGGTCCGGTACGCGAAAAACTGGGTATCAACAATTTTACTGCTGGCGTTATCAGCGCCTCTTCCGACGAATCAACCAGTCAGACGCGGGTTGTCAGTGATGCACTGAAAAACCTCTCTCTTGCAGATCTGCAACAACTCAAAGACCCGTATGGTCGGTGGTATCTGGCAATTGCGCAGCAGTACGGCGATTTGTGGGGGCTGACGTGAAACTTCACCTGGGCGTGATGGATATTCCCTATGAAAACGAGAATACGACCACCGGCGATGTGGCCGAAATTCTTGAAGGGAAATACCGGATCATGCAGACGTTCTTTGACCGCCACGGCGAGGAAATTGCACAGATGATGAGTAATGACCTTGCCGCCGGTCTCGAAAATATGCTGGCAGGCGCACCGCTTCCTGCGGATCCCTTCGCGGAATCCATGTCACAGGTACATCATCTCTTTGTCGCTTTCCTTGATAACGAAGAGATGAATGGCACAGAAGGTGTGCCTACTGCCCGTGCACTGGAGGGGATTAGCAAGCGTTTTAAAAACAGGAAAGGGGAACCGCGGCCCTCTTTTATCGATACCGGTATGTTTCAGGCGTCAATGCGCGCCTGGGTAAGCGGGGTGCTGAATGCCTTCCCTCAGTGAACTGTCACAGGCAAAGACAGAACTCAATGCGTCGCTGGTGCAGGGGCTGGATGATATCAGCCGTTCGGCATCCGTTACGTTTACTAAATATGTCCGGAAAGTGCTTCCCCTTGATGGTTTTGTTTTCTGGGTGAAGGCGTCAGTTCTTGCGGATGATCCTGATACTGAACCGGATACAAAGGTGGTAAAAGGCTACCTGCACCTGACCACCGAATCTATCCAGGATGAAGAACAGCTCTACGATAAAAACGTGGTGACCTTCACCGCGCAGGCCGATATTGACCCGTTTAATGATATTGGTTCTGATGTGCTTTATATCGGTCAGTTTTACGGTATTCAGTTTGCTTTCTCGCGCCGTTCCGGGCTGAACGAACCAGCGAACATTTACCATTACACCGGACATGCCATTTATCCGCATATGATGTCGCAGATTATTAATTCTGCCGACGATATCGACCTTGCGGATGTGGTGGTTTCCAACTCATTACCGATCTGGCTCTCGCTGAGTCAGTTCATGCCGATGTACCCGGCAATGCTTTCCGTACAAAACCTCGTACCGCCCTACGCCACAGTGAAATGCGGAGAACCGAGCCCGGTGGCCGGAGCCTTCTGTCTCGACGAGAAGCAGAACCAGTATCAACTGGTTTCTGAAGACGTGACGATCACCGTGACGGGCCTGCGTAATGCTGCCGTTGAGGATTTCCTGCGCTATGTGCAGGACTACACGCTCAGCGATAAAGCCGAAATGGGCGTAATGAATATTCCGGTGATACAGGATGAGCGCATCACGCAGAATGAGCTCAACATTATCGCCATGCGGAAAAAGGTCAAATTCAAAGTTAACTACTACCAGCAGCGGATGAGGAACGTCGCCCGCAGGCTGATCACGTCTGCAATTCCGTCCATTTATGTGGAGAAATAACCCAAATGGCAATAGTAAATATCAATGTGTCGGTGACCAGTCCGCCGAAACCCTCCCAGTTGTTAAAGTCAGGTGCTCTGGTATCAACCGGGGGCACCACGCTGGCGGCGGGGAGTTATCAGTTGCTGACGTCCAAAGACGATCTAAAAAATATCGCTGCGCCAGCAAAAGCTATTTCTTCGCTTACGTGGGCCGGGAATACCGTCACGGTGACTCTTTCAGAAAATCATGGCTGGTCCATTGATGAAACGATCCCTGTTGTGATTTCTGGTGCTGCGCCTGCCGCCTATAACGGGGCATATACAGCGTCTGTGACAGGTGAAAAAACGTTTACCTACCCCCTGAACAGTGACCCCGGTACAGCAACGGCTACAGGAACCGTAACGTCTGTTGCCGCCGGAGAACTCCAGCAGATGAACACCACGTACTGGGCGCAGGGGACCAGCCGGGCTGTTTATGTCCTTGAGCTGGGTGAGATGAGTGTAAAATCTGCGGTTGCAGCCCTCAGTACGTTCATTGATGAAGATACTTCTCTGGGAAACACATACCAGAAGTTTTTCTCTTACCTTGTGCCGAGGGAATGGGACGCCGAACCGACGTTTAAAACGCTGGCGAACAATTACACTTCGCCCGGCGCGCTGGTGAAATTTTTCGTCACAACCACGATTGCGACGTACCAGGAATGGGTATCCGGCAAATATCCGAATGTTTTTGCCGGGGTTGAGGCACCGTCAATTGGCGCAACTGAGTTCTCGATGGCGGCGCCGTTCCAGTCATCACTGGCAAACGATCCGGGTTCCTCCAATATGGTTCCGCCGATGGCGTACCGCTTTATGTATGGCGTAACGGAGTATCCGCCGGCAGGTAACGGCACCCTGCTGAAAACCCTGCAGGATAACCATATCAACTATATCGGCACGGCGGCAGAAGGCGGACTGAGCAATAAAATGCTGGTGGCCGGTCACATGCTCGATGGTATGCCGTTTAACTACTGGTACTCCGTCGCCTGGTGCGCAATCAACCTTGAGCTGGATCTGGCTAATGAAGTGATTAACGGTTCTAACACTACCGTTAACCCGCTTTATTACGATCAGCAGGGAATTGGTCGCCTGCAACGGCGCGCTTTGAAAACTCTCCGTTCCGGTATCAGTTACGGGCTAATTCTCGGTCAGGTAATTGATACGCAGCTCACGCAGGAATCGTTCAACGCGGAATATGAAAAAGGCTCTTATGCCGGGAACGCGGTCATCAACGCAGTACCGTTCGCTGACTATACCAGCCTGAATCAGTCCGATTACGCCGATGGAAAATATAACGGCCTGAGTGCGGTTGTCACCCCGCGTCGTGGTTTTGAGTCCATCACTTTTAATCTCAACGTGACCAATTTTGTGGGGGCGTAATAAATGCCAAATCCATTAGTACCGCAGGGCTTTCTTAACCGTGTCAGGGGTGCGGTAACTGTCACGGATATTCCGGCGCTGAATGTCACCGCGTCATTTCTGGGCAAGGATGCGATCAGTATGCGGCCGGATTCGGCTGCAACGGACATTATCCCCACACTGACCGGAACCGTGGGGAGCCAGGTACCTTATCAGCAGGTAACGATCACGATGCATTTACTGCGAACGCAGGGGCTGGCGGCGAGCTATCAGAACCGTTTCGCTTCTGATACGTCGCTGGGAGAGGTCGTTATCACGCCGGATGCCAGCACCTTCGGAAACTACACGGTCCTGAATGCATATCTGGTGAATTTTAATGAACTGACCATCAACGGTATGGATGCCGGATATGTCGTGACGATTTCCGGTTATCTGATCACCAACGATAAAATGTGGGGCTAATGGCCGTGAAAATTGACCGAAAACTGAATTTTGTCAGCACCATCACCCGCGATGACGGCTCACTGGTGTATCTGCACATTGTGCCGTTTCCGTATGAAGTCGTTGAGGAAAATTGCGTACTGCTGGGGAATCTGTTCAATAATTTTTTCTCCCTGGTGGGTTCGGTAGGTGCGCCCCGCGTGGCGGCGATGATGCTGCGAAAAATCATCAAAGCGCGGCAGGAGGCAGGAGATCTTCAGCCAGGAACGCCGAATATTGTCGATGAGATACAGCGTTTGACAACGGTCATCTGGAACGATAACGGAACCTGGAAAACGTCTTCGCTGGAGGCTGCATTCAGGCAGGAAATTATCACCGATGATGAGTACCGGGAAGTTGAGGGCGAGGTCGTTTTTTTTATGGTGAGCTCTGCCATTCAGAAAGCGAACCTGATCGCACCGACGGTGGGGAAAGCGCTCGATATGTACAGTGGGCAACTTGTGTCATTGAGCGCTATGGCGTATCGCGATTCTTTACCGACGTCGAAAACGGCTACCGATACCCCGACCCCGGAAGCCCTGCCGGAACCCTCACACATACCCTCCTGACATGGGCCTCATGCGAAGGCTTCAGTCACCTCTGCCGTGAACTGGGCTGCGGCGAATATAAAAGCCCGCTCCATTTCCGGCAGCGGTTCATTCTGGAGGAAATAAGACGCAAGGGGTATTTCAATGGCGGCTAAATCCATTGTCGAAATTGATGTTCAGGACGAGAAATTTCAGTCGTTTCTGGAAAAATTCAATGAATACCAGAAAGCACTCAGCGAATTACCTGAACAATGGCGGGGGGCGGTTCACGGACTCGGCGAGGCCGCAAAGGAGACCGAACGTGTCCGGGATGGTACGGAGGGGATTACAAAAGCGTTCGCTGATGGCGTTGCGGCGTTAGCATCTGTTAATGACGGTCTCGATCGACTCAACGGTAATCTGGAGAAGGCCACAAAAACCCAGACGGAGTTTAACAAGAAGTCCGGCGGTGCGCGCAATTTCCTGAATAAAGCAAGCAAGGATGCGAAATCGCTGGCAGGTCATATTAAAGATGCTACAACCAGCCTGCTTTCATGGGGAACCGTTCTGGGGCTTTTTTCCGGGCTGGCTGGTGCGGGCGGTCTGTGGGGGCTTAACCACCTGGCCGGCAATGCCTCCGCACAACGGTTTACTGCGATGGGGCTGGGGACGACGGCAGGCGGACTTAATTCGACTGCTGTCGATTTTCAGAAAGCGCTGGGTAATCCTGTCGGAACTCTGGGCGCCATACGTGATGCGCAGCTTGATTTGAGTAAACGCTGGCAGTTCCGGGCAATGGGCGTCGATAACCCGGACAGGGATCCTGCTGAGCTTTTGCCTGAAATGATAAAAGCGGCGCGTGATATTTTTGTGCGTAACGGCAGCACGCAGCAGGGGGCTGAAGCCTACGGGCTGACGAACTATTTCACCCTTGACGATCTGAACCGCTTCAAAAAAATGAGCGATGAAGAAATCGATGCGATGGCGAAACAGGCACAGCAGGACACCCGCCGCCTTCAGTTGACGGACCAGCAACTTCGCCAGTGGCAGGATTTCAACATTCAGCTCGACCGCAGTAAGGTCAGTATCGGGAATACGTTTATCCGGGGACTGGCACCGCTGGCGCCGGAGCTGGGAAAACTTTCGGATGCCTTTTCCGGCGCGATTGAAACGGTCCTTAAATCGCCGGAACTGGGAAAATGGATTGATGGCCTTTCAGATGGTATACGCCGGTTTGGTAACTATCTGGCTTCCCCCGAATTCCAGAAAGATGTTGAAGCTTTCATATCCGGTGTGGAGCGGCTTGGTCGGGTTATCGGCAAAGTCATTGACTGGATAAGTGGTAAATCCGACATCACGACGGATGACATTAAATCCCGGTCATCGATACTCAGCGACGAGAAGCGCACCGATCCCGTTACCAGTGAGACTTACACCCCGGGTGGGGATGATGATCCGCGAGTGTGGTCGTGGCTGAAAGGGGTAAAAAAATTCTTTGCATCAGGAGATGTTAAGCCGGTCGACGGGACACAGGCTGATGTTCATGCTAAGGGGCGAACCATTGCTGACAGGTTCAATAATCCTGCGAATTTACGTTATGCCGCAGGTTATGAAACCGCCAATACCAGAAGCGGGAAATTTGCTGTGTTCCCCAGCCTGGATGAAGGCGTTCTCGCTGCTGCAAAACAACTGCAAATATACGGCACAAAGGGCATCAACAATATCCACGATATTATCAGTAAATGGGCTCCATCTAACGAGAACAATACGAAAGCATATATCGGGCATGTTGTGAATGCGACTGGCCGCAGCGAATTCGAAAAGCTGAATTTAAATGATACCCGGACGCTCGCGAAATTAATTACTGCCATGTCAGTAAAAGAAGGTGCTGGCTCCCGGTTAAGTGAAGGGAAGGTTATACAGATTATCAATAATGCCGGAGGTCATTTTCAGGAATCGCAGAAAAAATCTTTGCAGGATATAAATCCATCCGACAGCGTGCGGGGACAATATCTTGCCCAGTATGGTTCTGAATTGCCCGGTACCAGCACAAGTAACCCTGTCGTACAACCAGTACAACAGGGGTCGGGGAAAACTGACCAGATACTGCAACAAATTCTGGATAACCAGAAGCGTGGTCATGCTCAGGGACTTGTTGTTTATAACAATACCGGCGGTAATGCAGTTGTATCCAGTACGCAACTTGGAGGGTTCGGTTAATGTCATTTACCCGCGAGCTCTACAAGCTCGGTTTTGAAATCTCCCCGGTTATTCTCTGCGATGGTGTGGCGCAGAGTATACCCGGCGGCATGTTGCCGATAGTTGCCCTGACCCAGAGCGCCAGCTACGTTTCAGGTCTGATGGGGGGCGCTATTGAACTGACGGATCTGGATAAGTATTTCTGCCACTGGCGAGCGGCGCCCGGTGGGACAATGGTTGATTACGACATTGGTCGTTATCCGTTTGCAAATCAGGCAGTGGCAGCAAACGCGCTTCTCTCGCAGCCACTGCGCATTCCAATGCTGATGGATGCGCCGGTAAATGAAAACACCGGCGCCATGACAAAGCTGGTCACGCTGAGTTCGTTGCAGGCCGTATTGCAGGCGCACGCCAGTCTTGGTGGAACGTTTATTGTGGCAACGCCGGGAATTATTTACAGCAACTGCATACTGAGGACAGTGCGTGATGTTACCGGGTCGAATGATGCTTTACCGCAGCGGCAATGGTTATGGGATTTTGAGCAACCACTGCTTTCTGAAACCGGGGCTGAACAGGCGATAAACAGTTATCTGAATAAGATTGATAACGGGGACAAGGCAACAGAAAGTGCCTGGACCAGTACCATCTCGGCGATTGGTAATACCTCACTCGGCAGTAGTGTATCGGGTGCAGTTATTGGCTTAATCGGAAAACTGAGCGGGGCATTTAATTTATGAGCGTGTCTTTTTATCCCTTCTCCGGTAACGAACAGAAAAGCATGGTCTTTACTCCCGTTCTCGATGGCGAGGTTTATAACTGCCAGACGAAATGGAATATTGCCGCCCAGCGCTGGTACCTCAATATCACGGATAACTCAGGCCGTCGGCAACTGACAATTCCGGTTATTGGTTCCCCAAAGGATTACGACATTAATTTACTGGTGGGGGCATTCAGCAAAACCAGAATGGTATGGCGTGTTTCTGACGGTCAGATCGAGGTAATTAACTGATGCGTTTCTACGACATTCAGATTTTTAATGCTCCGGATGCTAAGGGTAACCCCGGAACGCTGTACAGACAGTACAGTAGCCTGAAAAACGGGGTATTTAACCCGGGGTGCCTGATGGTTGAATTCGACCTTCTCCGTTTTGGTGAATCCACTCCCAAAGGGCAGAGCTGCATCACTGTCTGGGGCATCAGTCCGCAGGAAATGCAACAGGCCAGACAGGATATGTTTGGCATGACCATAAAAATGTGGGTGGGAATGTCAAAAGGGTTGCCGCTGGCGAAACCGGAACAGCGTGGACTGGTGCTGGAAGGGACAATCTGGCAGGTGCTGGGGAACTGGCAGGGGACCGAGTTACGGCTGGATCTCATTGTGACCGCCGGTCCTGTGTCTGACGTTAACCCGTTACCGCTGGCACCCGTAAATTTAACGGTGCCGTGGAATAAGGGGGTTAAACTTTCTGTCGCGCTGACGCAATGCTTTCAGACGCTGGGAGGTGACTACCGGTTCTCAGTCAGTATCAGCGATCGTCTGGTGAATAATTATGACAGTAATATGTTTTGCGGCAGTCTCCAGGAACTTGCAACCAGACTTAAGTCGCTGAGTAAAAGCATCATTAAGGACAGTAATTATTCCGGTGTTGAAATAGCGATGGTGAACGGCAGGGAGATCCGGGTATTCGATAACGATTTTGCTAACCACCAGGATAAAGACTCCAGAAAAAGCGCCTCTTACAGAAGTCAAAATCCCGTGCAAATTGAATTTACCGATCTTGTTGGTCAGCCGACCTGGATCCAGTTTGGTACGGTGAGTATTCCCTGCGTCATGCGCAGCGATATTCAGGTGGGCGATTATATCCGGATGCCGAAGAAATTAAGGCCGATGATCCAGGCATCGTCATACTCACAGTTTCGTGATGACTCGGCTTTTACGGGGGATCTTCTGGTGTCTTCGGTACGTCTGGTGGGTAACAGCAGGCAACCGGACGCAAACAGTTGGGTAACTGTTATCGAGGCGCATCCAACAGGGGGGATTGCTGCAACATGAGTATAAATAAAAAACTCAATTTTGGCGGCAATATGAATAATTTCGCCGACCAGAAAATAGCCGCCGCTATGCAGATGGCCGGAAAGATTTTACCCGCAGAGGTCGTCAGTCAGTCCGGGAAAATGGTCACTGTTACCTTTTTGCTGCGGGACATTCCTTACACGTTACCTCAGTTGACCATTCCGCTATTCGGCCCCCAGTACATCAGATACCCGATGCAAAAAGGAGATAAGGGGATAGTCATCCCGGCGGATACCTACCTGGGCGGCGCCAGCGGCCTCGGAGGGGGAACGGCTGATCTGACGCCCCCCGCAAATCTCAGTGCGCTGGTGTTTTTACCCATCAGTAACACGGAGTGGGAGAACGTCGATGGTCAGGTACTGACGCTGTACGGACCGGAGGGGGTAACCATTCGTGATGCGAAAAGCAACACTACGTTTCTGCTCACACCGGAAAGTATCACGATTGCCACACCTGAAAAATTCGAAGTGACGGTGGGCAGTACAGTTCTGACGCTCACCGCTGGTACCTGGTCGCTGACAGGGCAGAGTGGAACACTGACTGACAGTGCGGCCAGCACCAGCCCGAAAATCATGCAGGAGGGCTGGGAAAAGCTGGTTCAGTGGGTTAACAGCCACAGGCACAGCAATGGTAATGACGGACAGGATACCGGAGGGCCAACGTCACAATTCAACGGGAGTATTACCGAATGAGGACATACGGACGAGATAAAGACGGGAAGTGGGTAACGGTCACGACTGACGAAAACGGGTTTAACGATTCTGTGTATCTCACAACGCTGGTGCAGAATCTGAAGCTGTCCCCGCAGGAGTCCCCGTTTTTTGCTAATCACGGTATACCGGCTAACGGCTCAGTTATTCAGCAGATACTGCCGACTTTTTATGTTAACCGGCTCCAGCAGCAGTTCAGCAAATATTTTTCCTCTCTACAGATTGCGCTGGCGGATGTTGATCCCCCTGTTTACAACATTTCGGCGATTACTAACTCAGGCTCTAAAATAGTGGCTCAGGTGTATGTATGAGTGATTTACCCATTAGTTATGATATTGCCGGCCCTGTTCCTAAAACGACGGATGAACTCCGGCAACTGGTTATTGATACTGCAACAGCGCTGTCCCCGGGGATAACTACAAATTTACCCGGATCGCTGATTGAGGATATGGTCAGTACGAGTGTCGGCGCGCTTGTGGTATGTGATCAGGCGCGGGTTGACCTGATTAACTCATGCAGCCCGTATGCGGCAAATGTACACCTGCTTGCACAACTGGGTGATATGTACGGCGTTCAGAAAGGGCAGGGAACCAATACATCGGTTTATGTGGTGTTCAGTGGTCCGCCCGGGTTTGCCATACCGAAAGGTTTTATGGTCGGGGATGGAACCTACACCTATACCGTTCAGCGTGACACGATGATCCCGGAAAGCGGGCAAACTGAGCCTGTCTATTGCCTGGCAACAACCGGGGGCTCCTGGGCAGTACCCGCGGGTACGGTGAATCAGATAAAAACCTCAGTACCGAATACGTACAATCTGACCTGCACCAATCTTACCGCTGGATTACCCGGCGCGCAGGAACAGACTTTTTCTTCATACCGTGCCCAGGTATTCCAGGCAGGTATGTACGGTGTACAGGGAACACCTGACTGTTACCGGATTGAACTGAAAAATGTTTATGGCGTACAGGAGAATCTGATCTCGTACAGACAGGCGACCTTAGGGCGCTGGGTTGCGGTTGTCGGCGGCGGTGACCCCTACGAAGTGGCCTACGCCATTTACAAGGCCGTACCGGATATTTCCATTCTGACCAATGATGTTTCGAACCCATCCGGCGCACAGGTGGAGAAGAAGACCATCGCAATCACTGTGTATCCGGATGTGTATCAAGTGCCGTTTGTGGTTCCTTCCTCGCAGAACGCGACAATTCTGATTACCTGGAATACTGCCTCCACTACCTACATCGATCCGGACGGCATAGCAAAAGCGGTACAACAAAACATTGCTGGCTATATCAATGCAATCGCAGTAGGACAGCCCATAAATATTTTCGAGGTTCAGGATATCTTCCTGAGTTCGGTGTCGGGACTGGTTGCGCCTTCCCTGGTATCAATGATTGACATTCAGGTTGGTATAAACGGGAAAATTGTCCCACCTGCAACCGACTCCAGTCTGGTTTATGGTGATACTTACGCCTATTTTTCCACTTCATCTTCACAAATTCAGGTTAAGCAATATGGCAGCTCTTCTTGACAGCATTATTCCGGCTTACCCCTATACGCAATATAATGATGATCCGGACATAGTTGCCTTTTTTGATGCTTATAACAAACTGGCACAGGGGTATCTTGATTACTTTAACAACCTGAATTTACCTTGCTGGACCTCCCCGGCGATTACCGGAGAGTTGCTGGACTGGATTGCGGCGGGTATTTATGGGGAATTTCGACCCTTGCTTCAGATTTCCGAGGATGCCATTGCGCGCGGAGCGTATAACACTATTGAGTACAATAATGTTGCGTATGCAAAACTGAGAAATTATGTTCCCGGCTCAGCGTCATATGTACCGGACGACTATTTTAAACGGATACTGACATGGAATTTTTATAAAGGCGATGGTTCTCACTTCTGTATCAACTGGTTCAAACGACGGCTTGCACGCTTTATACACGGGGCCAACGGAATAGACCCGCCGGTTCAGTCCACTTTTGATATTAGCGTGATGCCCGATAAGGGCATTTTTTTTGTCTCCATTCCTGACTATGGCGATGGTGTCGGGCACTTTCTTAAAGATGCCATTGACCAGTCGCTGGTGAAACTCCCATTTATTTATACCTATTCGGTAACGGTGGTCGAGCAATGATTATTGGATTCGGAAATAATGTCGTTTCCTCGCTGGCGGCTGATATTACCGCCAGCCAGACGACCATTCAGGTGATACCTGGTGCGGGAGCGATGTTCGCTAATTTGCTGACCAGCGATTATGCGAACAGCTCAAACCCTCTCAAAACATACGCCAAAATTACGCTGACAGACGCAAAAGAAACCGTTTTTGAGGTATGTCATCTGACAGCGGTTAATAATGACATGCTGACGGTTATTCGCGGTCAGGAAGGTACAACAGCGAAGGGATGGTCACTGAATGACGTTATAGCGAATTTTGCAACGCGAGGATCTGAAAATCAGTTTGTACAAATTGAAGAGCTCCAGAGTGGGCATTATGTCGCTGGTGTGGCCGGAGGTACAGAAAATAATCTGACGCTGGAGTTACCAGCAACTTATTTCGTCAATGGTGGAGTTGACTGGACATTGCGCACTCCGCTTGTGGTTATTCCGGCGCTAAACAATACCGGTGCCAGCACGCTGCAACTGACGATGGGTGGCCGCGTGCTTGGTATCTTCCCTCTATACAAGGGGAATAAAGCAGAGTTATCGGCCAATGATATTATTAAAGATGCTCCTGTCTTATGCGTTCTGGATAATACAAAAACCTATTTTTCTGTGCTGAATCCCCTTGAAATTTATCTGGGTTCACGATATTTGCAGAAGGACCAGAACCTGTCCGACGTACCGGATAAGGCCAAAGGTCGGTCCAGTCTTGAGGTCTACAGCAAAACCGAAAGTGATGAAAACTACATGGCTAAAAGCCAGTGTGGTGCGGATATCCCGAATAAGCCGCTGTTTGTACAAAACCTCGGTTTAAAAGAAACGCTCAACCCGACAAAACGCGTCAGTATTGGCAACATCGGAACCGACATGTTTGATGGTCGTCTGCCCTGCATCAACATTGGCGACAGTGACAGCGGATTTATCGGCAGCGCGGATGGTGTGATTGATATTTACGCCAATAACCTCAAAGTGGGCTATATCGACAGCAGCGGCATTCACCTGAACGATCAGGGATTGCATATCGGTGGCGCAAGGATAGGCAGTGATGGCAATATCTGGGGTACACGCTGGAACGCGTCAGGGCAGTGGCTATGGGATGCCATTGTTGAGCAACTGAATACCCGCGGTACGATTGAATGGATCAATAGTCAACTGGCAATTCGTGACAACAATATCAACGCTCGCGCCACCATTGATTATGTTAACCAGACTTTCGCCCGTAAAAATACTGCCAGCATGCAGGACTGGGGCTGGATTCTTGACGAAAGCACCGGATTTATAATGCAGTGGGGAACACTTGGTAGCTCAAACGGGACCTACAATTTCCCGCGAGAGTTTCCGGCATCCTGCTTTGCTGTATTTGTCACTAACAACAATCAGCAGGGAGGTGCAGTGGATAACGCGTTTGGGTATCCGGTGAGTAAAAGCCAGTTTTTTGCCGCTACAAAAGATTCATCGAGCGCTAATCATATAAATAACTACCCTGTAGCCTGGTTTGCGATTGGGAGATAAATATAAATGAGCGATTATTATTACAGCTTTAAAGAGAAAGGTTTTTTCTACAAGCCGGATACCGAATCAGGCGATTACCCGGATGATTTAATCCCCCTGACCGATGAGCATTACCGCGAGCTTATGCAGGGCCAGGTGGACGGAAAATATATTGAGCACAGAAAAGACGGCCCGGTACTGGTTGAACATCGCGAATATACGCCTGAAGAACTGGTTGCACAGGCTGAAGCCAGAAAAGCGGAACTCCTTGCCGGAGCAGAGTCAGTCATTGCGCCACTGGCACGGGCAGTAAAACGGAACATTGCCACAGATGAAGAGATTCAACGGCTGGAAGCATGGGAACTCTACAGTGTTAAGGTTAGCCGGGTTAACACATCAAAACCGGCCTGGCCTGAGCCCCCTTCATCTCCGGAATAAAAAACTTCCGGGCAAACTTTTTTCAATATACTTATACGATAGCCTGCCGAGAATAAGTGTGGCTATAATCATAATGCACACCATTATTATTTGGCTCGGCAGGCTATAAAACATGCTGGGGAACTTTTTTCTAAAAATAAAAGCTATTGGCAAATGTGATAGATACAAAGAATAAGACATATCACCTATGGTAAGTATAAATCGTGGGGTTTGTGCGAATAATATTCTTTCGCATTTTAGACAAAGTATCAATATTACGGAGAAAATAAAGCCAGTCCATAAATCAAAAGGGGAACTGAAGTTACTCATAAGCGAAAATGTTAACGCAATGACTGTCAAAATAAGTAAGCACAGCGATAAATTTTCCGTTATAAATGAAATTTTATCGCAAAGATAACATGCTATTATTCCCATCAAAAACTCTAATATTATCGGGTTTGTATAAAACATGTATTGAACAGATTTAAAATAGTACCCCATTGTTGATAGTGTAATATGTCCTGTAAAATAAAAAGGTATTACAAGTGCCGAAAATATACCCCAACACAAGACCAGTTTTACATTTTTTGAAAATAACAGTGATAATGAGAATATTATATAAAAATAAATTTCATAATTAAGCGTCCATCTGGCTATATAGAAACCATCATCGGCAATGTAATTCGGTGGTGTGTTTGGAGTGTTTGGTTGAAAAGTAATGGCTGAAATCAGGCTTGATAATTTTTCTGGGTAATGAAAAATACTCATAGCACCACCAAAAGCAAATGAAAATAATAACCAAAAATAATATGCTGGCAAAATTCTTTTTGCGCGCTTAAGTAAAAAACTGACGGCTTGTGTTACCCCATTAGGTTTGTTTTTTGTGGTGTGCGCCATTATAAAACCGCTAATGACAAAAAATAAATCAACACCGCTTGCGCCCCAATCAAAAAAATGTAAACGGGAGTTTGGATTTTCTGGGTCAAGGTATATAAACGTCTGATAATGAGATAGAATAACTAAAATACATGCAATCGCTCTCAATGATTGAATGCTTTTAAGTCCATAATGTTCTTTATTATGCATGTAATATCACGCCTTTATTTAAATTATTATTTGATGTTTTTTATTTTTGCGCCAATTTCTTGCATTTTTTCCATAACAGAAGCTAACTCCTGATCGCCTAAAGCAAGCTGTGCTGCCATAAAAAATAAGATGTGAGGCGACATTGCGCGGGGTGACTCACCGCCGGTGTATTTACGCCACTGGCTGTTACTGGCCACGCCAGCAAGGTCTGCCATCTGTGCGCCGGTATAACCCAGCTTCTCTTTTAGCTGATTCAGATCTTCCGGCGTAGGTGGCGTGTAGTCTTTGATCAGTCGCATGTATCACCTGTAAAAAAGCCCCTGCCGGGGCTTGATTGTTAAATCAGTTTGAGCAGTACCGTTGTGATAGTTGCTACGGCACCAATAAGACCAGTAGCAACGACGATTGGATACCAGGCTGACTCCCTGTTGAGTTTCGATGTCTCAGCAATCAGCTTAGCGATTTCAGCGTTGATTTTTGCTAATTCGGCCTGGGTCATTTCGTTAGTGCTCATTGTTCTTCCTTTCGGGATTCGGGCTGCGGCCTTTCCGCTACCTCATGAATCTAACTATAGCCCCATTGGTGCTATTGGTCAACACCAAAAAGAAGATAAAAATCACATCGTGCTCAAAAACTTATTGGCTACTGGAGAAGATTATTTGAGCGACGTTCTATCCCCGCGTTCATGTAGTCGATAGCCTTTTGAAGCTCTTCTATGAGTGCAACCGCCCGAGTACGAGAGATACACATAAACTGGTCAGGAAACTCTTTAATTGGCCAGTTTGGTATGCAAGCCATGTTATCCGTGAAAGAAGCAGACAGGTAAACTTCATTAGTCAGAAGGGAATAGCTTACTTCAAAACTAGTGAGCTCGGGTAAGCTGCTTACGTTCGATTCAGTGTTTTTCATGTGTCACTCCTGCACTGGTTGTTTGTACAGTGTTATTCAGATTTAGGCTATCAGTCAAATGGGAAATTGAGGAACTGCGGGAGCGTGGCGTTAATTTCCGCAGCCTGACAGATTCCATCGATACCAGTACACCAATGGGGCGTTTCTTTTTCCATATCATGGGTGCACTCGCTGAAATGGAACGTGAATTAATTGTGGAAAGAACCCGCGCCGGGCTGGAAGCGGCAAGGGCGCAGACCGGGCGCCTGATTGGGGCGGGAATACCGCGACAGCGTGTGGCGATCACTTATGACGTGGGGCTGTAGGCACTGTACAGAAAATTCCCGTCTGGGTATCGGTAAAGGCGCCGCAGTCACGTTGTCTGCAAGAACGTGATTGCGGTAGGCCGGCCGCTGTTTAGTCAGGACTGACTGTAACCGTGTTTATAGGTTTATAGATCGTACAGACCTCTATTGTGATGTAACATCGTAAGTTGATCAGCAGATCGTATGCTGACGATTTCAAAGCTACAGTGTAATATGCACGCCAGTCGTTGATGGGGTAGTTATTGTGGAATGTCCACCGCTGTGTCCATCAAGAAAAATTTATCAGCATAGCGAGTTAAAAAATTCATATTTATGAAGAATATAAGAAATTTCTCCATCATTGCTCACATTGACCACGGTAAATCGACGCTGTCTGACCGTATTATCCAAATCTGCGGTGGCCTGTCTGACCGTGAAATGGAAGCTCAGGTACTTGATTCGATGGATCTTGAGCGTGAGCGCGGTATTACTATTAAAGCCCAGAGTGTGACGCTGGATTTTAAAGCGTCTGATGGTGAAACTTATCAACTGAACTTTATCGACACGCCGGGACACGTTGACTTTTCCTATGAAGTTTCCCGTTCGTTAGCCGCCTGCGAGGGCGCGCTGCTGGTGGTGGATGCCGGCCAGGGCGTAGAAGCGCAAACGTTGGCGAACTGCTACACCGCGATGGAAATGGATCTTGAAGTGGTGCCGGTGCTTAACAAGATTGACCTGCCGGCCGCCGATCCGGAGCGTGTGGCGGAAGAAATCGAAGACATTGTCGGTATCGATGCGACGGACGCGGTACGCTGCTCCGCCAAAACGGGTGTCGGCGTGACGGATGTTCTGGAACGCCTGGTGCGAGATATCCCGCCGCCGCAAGGCGATCCGGACGGCCCGCTGCAGGCGCTGATTATTGACTCCTGGTTCGATAACTACCTGGGCGTGGTATCGCTGGTGCGTATTAAAAACGGCACCATGCGTAAAGGCGACAAAATTAAAGTGATGAGCACCGGGCAGACCTACAACGCTGACCGCCTGGGGATCTTCACGCCAAAACAGGTTGATCGTACCGAGCTGAAGTGCGGCGAAGTAGGCTGGCTAGTCTGCGCCATTAAAGATATCCTCGGCGCGCCGGTTGGCGATACCTTAACCTCAGCGCGTAACCCAGCGGAAAAAGCGTTGCCGGGCTTTAAGAAGGTGAAACCGCAGGTCTATGCAGGTCTGTTCCCGGTCAGCTCCGACGATTATGAAAGTTTCCGCGACGCGCTCGGCAAGCTGAGCCTGAACGATGCCTCACTGTTTTATGAACCGGAAAGCTCCTCGGCGCTGGGCTTTGGTTTCCGCTGCGGCTTCCTCGGCCTGTTGCACATGGAGATCATTCAGGAGCGTCTGGAACGCGAATACGATCTGGATCTGATCACCACTGCGCCGACCGTGGTTTATGAAGTAGAAACAACGGCGAAAGAGACTATCTATGTTGATAGCCCCTCCAAGCTGCCGCCGTTGAATAACATTTATGAACTGCGCGAGCCTATCGCCGAGTGTCATATGCTGTTACCACAAGCCTATTTAGGTAACGTTATTACGCTGTGTATTGAGAAACGCGGCGTACAAACTAACATGGTGTATCACGGTAACCAGGTCGCGTTGACCTATGAAATCCCGATGGCGGAAGTGGTGCTCGACTTCTTTGACCGTCTGAAATCAACGTCGCGCGGCTATGCGTCTCTGGATTATAACTTCAAGCGCTTCCAGGCTTCCGATATGGTGCGTGTTGATGTGTTAATCAACAACGAGCGTGTCGATGCGCTGGCGCTGATCACGCACCGTGATAACTCGCAAAGCCGTGGTCGCGAGCTGGTGGAGAAGATGAAAGATTTGATTCCACGCCAGCAGTTTGATATCGCGATTCAGGCGGCGATTGGTACGCATATTATTGCCCGTTCGACGGTAAAACAGTTACGTAAAAACGTGCTGGCGAAGTGCTACGGCGGTGATATCAGTCGTAAGAAAAAACTGCTGCAGAAACAGAAAGAAGGTAAGAAACGCATGAAGCAGATCGGTAACGTCGAGCTGCCTCAGGAGGCGTTCCTCGCCATTCTGCATGTCGGTAAAGACAATAAATAA